TATTCGTAATCACGAAGATGATCTTGCCATGTTCCAACATTTTTAGGATAATGATAATTACGATCGAGAACATTTAAACTCAAAAGGTAATCCCTACTCGGAAAACCAAAATGTTCGAGTTTAAAATTTATCTTTCGAAGATACTTAACATCCTGTTCAAGCCATTTTGGAATGTTACTCTGAAGATAATTCTCACCTACCAACTGAGATGATATCTCATAAGATCGCTTATAAAGAAAATAAAGGTAGTAATAAGAAATTGGATCAACTCCTAAAGTATCATAAGCTAATCCAATAAGACGAGATAAATTCAAATAAATCGGAGCAGCACGATCCCGAGGAACACCAGCTCGCCATTCGTACTGTTGAAGAGGTCGCCACGAAACGACTTTAGATATATTCGGACATCGCATTTCCAAATTAAAATTAGAAGAATCTATTAAAAAACGTTTCAAATAGCTAGGGCCCGTATAAACTCGTGACAAAACTTCATTATTAACCACCCGTAATCGAGTTAACAAACTACCAAACTCAGCTTTATTTTTCATCTGAATACCATGAGATGCTAACATATAGGCAGCAAACCCATCAACATTAATATAATCACGAATGGCTCGAGGATAAGTCTTAAGAAAATCATCACCATAAACAAATATTGCTATTAACCGGTAAGCAACCATACGCCAGATCGTCTTTCTAATTTGAACATCTACCATGGCCATTACTGAGAAAACATAAGATAGCCAATATACGATACCAACTATCCAAGAATCACCATGAGATGTTTCCAACGAACCTGAAGGCATCACACCTATTAATAACATATAGTCTTTAATCCACCTAACAGTTTTCCCAGCAAGCTGCTCTGCACAACTCTCCAAAATATATTGAAATGCACGATAATGAGGATCAGAATCATCCCTTTGAACCCACATTTGAGCAAACATCATATACAAGACAAGAGGTATAGCAGTTATTGATGTATCCAAAGATCTAATATCACCTGACGCTACCATCTGAGTCCCATAAGATGTCTGCTCCCATGTACAACACACATTATCCAAACAATCACCAGGAAGACTAACTCGCTTCCACTGATTAGACCGATCACCTAACATTGCATTATACAACATATAAGCCCCTCCTTTTGTCCAAGTAAAGCCTATAGAAATATTAACAGTTTGATTACGAGCACTCCTATCACCATAAATACTCATACAATCAGGAAAATAAGTACGCTCACCTTTAATTCGAGTTAAGAAAAATTTATGAAGCATAGAGTCATTCGATAGGAAAAACAATCTAGATTTGAAATACATTTCTTTAACACTATCCTTATCGAGCTTGTCAATATCAATTGCACTAAGATTCTGTTCTTTAATTGACATAGTTGTAATAAAAGCTTTAATTAGTTTCTCATAAGGAACCATACCATCTCGAGTTTCTTCAATTGCAATGATATAAGCCTCAATCATCT